GTCAGCCTAGTGAGCGGTGGGTGATGTACGGCACTTGGCCGACAGCCGTTAACTGGCAAGAGTTGAGCTACGATTCTACCGACCTGTTGACAATTGAAGCAACCATGCGTTACGATCGAGCGCTGCGCGAGACATAAGATGCCAGGGTTTAATATCCCACTCCGGCCTGAAGTCGCTTCTGGTATAGCGCGCTTTGGAGGCCCAGTCGGCAATCCGGCTGGGCCTTCAAACGTACTAGAAACAGCACGAAATTATAGATTTACTCTATCAAATCTTCGTCCTGTCGAATTCACAGATGTCTTCATGTTGTTCAATGTTAAATCAATTCAGCGACCACAAGTTCAATTCGATGAGATAACTATCCATAGCGGACAAGATGAGATTTATCGTCCAGGCAAGACAAAGTGGCAACCAATAGAAATTGTGTTTTATGAGGTGATGTCAACTACAAAGAATAAATTGGCGATGAGCATGTATGATTGGTGGTCGAATCGTCTTATTAATATAGCTGATAGTACACAACGCCGCGCCGGATTAATGACGCAGAACCCAGCAACAGGTTTTTATTTTAACGCACAAGTTGATATGCTTGATGGTCTAGGAAGCATCATCTGGTCATATATCTTATACGAATGCTGGCCAACGTCTGTGAATCCGAGTGGTCTCGATTATTCGAGCACTGACATTGCTGAAACTACAGTAACTCTTCGTTATAACCGAGCATCAGAATTATAAGGTGAAGGATGCCAGGATTTACCGCTAATGGGGGCTTTGGAGGCCACACTTATTTAAATGGCGGTTTCGTTCGTGGTGGCACACCCGCTAACGTCGATCTCTATTACAATTATACATGGGAAGTTGGGGTTCTATTCAATGACGTTGTTGGTATCAATAAATCGGTTGTGGTATTAAGAGATTGTACACTTCCTGAGGTAATAGTAGAGCAAGAGAAAGTAAAAGGGTCGTTTACAGAATACAAATATGCAAAAGGCGTCTCATTCACAGACGTGAAAATGACATTTTACGACACTTATGGATTGTTAGCAAAATTGCTTGGGTGGATGGCAAACATTTACACTCACGATGGTGGGTTGAATGTGGCTGTGAATTATAAAATGGATTCAGCAATACAGGTCTCACTACCAGACGCCGATTGGAATTCGAGGCAAGTTTATTATTTATATGGAAGTTGGCCGTCATCTGTTAAGTATGGTGATTTAACTTATACGAGTAGCGATGTCAAAGTTGTAGATCTTAGCTTAACATATGACTATTTTAGAAGTGGTTTGGCTGCAAGTTTCACACGTTGATCATAAGTAGATATTGGCAGGAGGATATGTACAGATGAGCGAGCAAGAGATCTCTTTGACCGGTGGTCCTATTCCGAAGGCAGATAACAAGGCTAATGCCAATCATCCAGTCAATGAAATGAATGCGCATGTTGCCGATCTTTCTTCGGCAACTGATAGTTCATCTCCAGAAGAATTCCTTCGAAAACTATTATCGACTCCTGACGATCAACTTATTCCGTGGGAGGAATGCGTACTTCCAAGTCGTGGACTTTACTACGGCTGGGCTGATGGTTCGATCTACGTACGTGCAATGGGCCAAGCTGCTGAGAAAGTGCTAGCCACCCAGCGACTTGCTCAATCTGGTCAAAGTATAGATTATTTATTTAGGGAATGCGTGCGATTTCCTGCTGGGTTTCAACCAGAGGATCTGTTAATTGGCGATCGTACGTTTTTGCTGTATTTCTTGCGTGGTATCACACATGGTAACATGTATGAATTTGCAGTTACGTGCAGCAATGACGAATGTGGAAAGACTAGCACTCATACATATGATCTGAATGAATTGGCGTCAACCATTCAGTGGGCCGATCCAAGTCTTGGATCAGAGCCATTCAGGATTGATTTGCCATATCTCAGTAAGGCGACCAATCGTGAAGTGTATGTATCAGTCAAGATGCTTCGCGGTGGTGATATCAATGATATTCTGAATCGTCGTAAGACGAAGAAGAAGATGTTCGCCCGCCCAGGTGGAATTAAGACGCGTGGCCGTAATCCGTTTGTTGACCGTCAGTCCAATGCTCAAGAAATTGATGATACTTTGTCTGAAAACTTAGAGAAATTGATTGTTAATGTTATGGGGATTAGTGACCCATTGATGATGCGCCAATTTATTTCTAAGATGCACGCTCAAGATACTGCAACTGTTCGCGAGTGGTTGAAAGACCATACCCCAGGTATTGATACTACCATTACTGTGACTTGTCCAGAATGCAGTTCGGAGTTCACCATCGAACTACCGATCACCGAAGGCTTTTTTCGCCCGACAAAGTCCGGAAGAACTGGATAAACAATATCAGCATATAATGGAACAACAGTTTCAGTTAAAGCGTTATGGTGATTTGGACCTGTTTGAACAGGCCAACATGAATGCTGAGGATCGCGCTTGGTGGTTAAAAAGGATCGAGAAGGAACTTAAAGAGCAAGCAGAACGCGAAAAGCAGGCGATGCAATCGTCGAGAGGTTCGTCTAGACCTCGTCGTTGAAAGTCAAACTTTAAAATATAACGACGAGGTCTACATATGTCTGACTATCTGCCAGGTACTAATCCACGTATATCGGGAAGGCGTGGAGAAACCGTCAGTCTGAATGTCGATTTTTATAAAAACGGAGAATTAGCAGACCCATTTGCTGTCCGCTATGTTGAAATCTATAGGACTAGCGTGACTCCAGCAAATAAAGCGGCAGTCATACCTGTCAGTTTGCCTGACAATCCGAATTATCCATCTCCATTAGTCAGAGGAACTGGTCCAACTGTAGACACCAATTGTGGTACTGATCCGGTAACAGTTGAACTTCCAGGGCGGTATATTCTTCCATTTTCTATCCCATCAGATTTCGCTGTACCAGATGTCTATTTTGATGTTTGGTATTATTTTGCTACAGATCCGTGTGGCGTTCTCGGCACTGAAGGCACTGAGTGTGATATTGATGATCCTGTGTATGCAGATCTGTTATTGAAGTGTTGCCATCGGTTTTGGGTTTATCCTGAAAATTGGTTTTGCGGCGATGATCTTCAAACTATCAGGTTTGGATTTGAACCGCTTGATCAGAAATTTTATAGTCCAGAACGTCGTCCTTTGGAAGTTGGGCTGATGCCGCTTCCGCTTTATGACTATAATTTCAATTTAGTCAACCCAATGATGCCATATCTGCGGCCAACAATTAGCATTCAAACACAACATAACGAATTATTGGTTTGTGATGGTGAATGCACAATGGGCTTGCGCCAAGGTAGTTATCGCAGTAATCCTTATGTCATTAGATATGATCTTGATACTACCAATTTTCTGAAGGGTACTTACCAGTATCAGATTAAGCTCACCCTACCAAACGGCTCAACAAGGGTTAGTAGAAAATTCATGTTCACAGTTGCATAGTATTTTATAATTATGCTAAAATTACCAGCAAATAAGATAATTGCATATATTTTAAGCAAGTTTAATGCTACTCCAAGGCGAGAAGGCGAAGAATACGTCCTGAATAATCCTTTAACACACGACACTGGCGAACATTTTAATATCAATGTTGAAAAAGCCGTTTGCCACGATTGGCGCGGTGATGAGTGGGCAGGGCCTGTAAATCCAAGGACCGGCAAGAGAAATTGCTCATTTATCAATTTCGTCAGCTTAGTTGAGAAGATCAGTTGCGGCGACGCCGTGAAATTGATTCTAGGCCAAGACTACTTGGCTTTTAGAGCAGAAATACAACGCTTACCTACTATCAAAGAACAACTTGAGCTGCCAAAGGGGTCGAAGAAATTGATCGATTCGTCCTATGGCGAGCGAGATATGTTGTTAAGGTGGCTGAAATCTAGAGGATACACTGAATCGGAAATCGATAAATCTGATATACATCATTATGGTGTAGATGTCATATGGCCATATTATGAATACGAAGAATTAGTCTATTGGCAGAGTCGTTCTAGAATGAATAAAAGATTCAATTTCCCAAGCAGTGCGATTTTTGATGATGATGGAAATATAGTTGGGAAACGCGAATTTGGCAAAGGTGACTTTTTGTATGGGTTCGATGATGTCGAACACGGTTCATATGTGATCATAACAGAGGGAATATTTGACAAGCACACGCTCGGTGCGCAAACTCTAGCGAGCGGCGGTGCGCTTCTGACAGCCAGTCAAATTAAGAAGTTAAAAC